ATCAGCAGTCGTGTTGTCTTTTGAAAGGAGGAGCGCATGTGCAAACGGAAAAAAATCCTAAAAAACCGTTTGCACACAGCCGAACAAAAAGAACACACAAATAAAAAAAGGTCAGCATCTTATGGTCATCCCATAAGTTGCTAACCCGTACAGGTTATTCCGCACTTCGTACAAAGGCGGTTACTTCTATCATTGGCTTCCCAGTCAATTATTCCTGTCGGAAACCATTATGTCATATCTGACATTACCTTTGCGCACTTCCGTTATCCGCAAACGATTCCCTACCAATGTGATCTTTACTTCGTTTCCATTGCTCAGAATTTCATTCACGATTCGGATTGCGGCAGGTGAAAGAGAAATCTCATGTTTCAACTTATTCCACCTACTAACAACAGTGTACTCTAACCCATATGCATGATATCACTATGATAATTATTTGTCAATATTTTTTTGACGAAAACAACGTAAATATCTATATTTTTCGGCATTTTTGGCGGTTTTTGCTTACCAAGGTCTGCTGAATACCTCCGCATGACCATAAGACATGCCCTGAACCATATCCACAAGCTGACTAATAGCATCATTAGAGTCATCGTGCCTGTTCTTCCCACTCATCGTATAGGAACACAATTGAGTCATGAAAGTAGAATATTCCTTGTCACCCTTGTACTTGGATTCATCCTTGAACAAAAAATGCTCTTTCACATACGGTGATGCCGTCAGAATGCGTGTTTCCTTGTTCTTCTGATTGTACTTAGTGATGATCTTAGTAATTCCGCCACGACTCTTAACTTCATCCTGCACCTTCTGCGCAACTCTGCCACCAGCTGCATTGCTTTCGAACTGGGCGATCTGCACTCTCCTGTCTAACAGCTTTTCTACCAACATGCTTTCAACAATCTCAGGCTTACCGTTGCTGCACACTACATCGTCAATGTAATAATCCTGACCATACTGGTAAGCAATCGGCATTACACAGAAGTCATCCCCTCTGTCTTTCGTATCACATGCGGCGATAATTGCATCCGGTTCTCTCTCTGGAAGTTCAAAGTACCTACGCAGTTCCGAAGGATGAATCAGTCTTCCTTCACGCTCTATCGGTTCGCCCATGTACAACGCTCGGAAGCTAGCATCGTCCATAGAACGTTCGATGTCCTCAAGCATCTCCTTCGTGTACCCAAGATGGTACGGATAATCGAAGTTGCTGTTCCCGTTCTCATCAAAAGCCGGTATGTTGATAAACTCTGCCCTTGGATCATCCGCATACAGTTCCTGCAACCGGCCAACGACATCATTCACACTCCACCTGGTCTGTATGTGGATTTCCTTTACCCTGTCTCCTAGCTTCCTCTGCCTGTAGTCAACGGTATATGTTTGCCAAAGCTTGTTCATACGGTCTACCGACATTGCTTGCTCTATGCCTTCGCAAAGGTCATCCAGGAGCAGATATGCCGTTGCTCTTACCTTACCTGCATTCCCAGAACCTATAGAGGACATCTCTATCGTCTCAAAACGCTTTGGCCTACCAAGGTCTATACGCAGGCTCTTTGCATTCGTCTTGCTGATATTCAAGCCATTGAACACTTCATGCCAACAATACTCACCCTTAGTGTCCATAATGCGGATGCACTCATCGTACATGCCCCTAAGAAACTCATTGTTATGACTCCCCATTAGATTCTGCATTTCAGGATGCAACCCTGCTACCCACGTCATGAAGAAAAGTTCAAGAGTGCTATTGTGCGTAGGAATCATTGTCTTACCGACAAGATACATTCCATCACCTTCAACAGTGATGCAATTACCCTCAACTGGCTCTACACGTTTAATGCTCTTAAAGGCAATTGCCCTTTGAGGATGAGGGTCTGTATTTCTCTTCCTCGGCAGTTCACAAGGAATCTCAATATCAGGCGTAAAGCTTATAATATAAACTGTTTTCCTACCGTGAATGCCACTACTACTCACTTTAGGCAATTCTTGTTGTAAACATGCTCTCCAACCAAATGTCGCAAGCAAATCTAACATAGAATCCCTTAATGTTTCATCTGTTGTTGAAAACTTATATTTGCTCCCTACTAACGTACCGTCAGTATCCAACAATCCGGCAAGTAGGTCTAAACGCTCAGAAAAAGATGCGGTCAAATACTCCTCTGGAATATACTTCTGAATGGTTTTCCGACTATGGCATAATCCCATTGTTGCTAATGCTTCTCTAAAGTCAAATCCGACAGATAACACACCAGTATCTTTGTGAACCGCTCTCCATCTAACTCTTCTACCATTCCGAACCATACGGTCAATAACAGCGACATCTCTCTGATCGCAAGTAATAGTAGGATTCTTATTCGTTCCATTACCTAACCATACGCCAAATGAATATGGGTCTATAGCAAAGGATGTCATTGTACCTAACATCGGTTTTCTGTGTGGAAGCTGAATGTTATACCTATGACCACGCTTCTTTTCTATCCCCCCCGCTTCTAAAGAACGTTTCTCAAAATATTTCGTTTCCGCAACATATTCATGACTATTTTGATTAGGACGGTCATATACCTTCCATTCATGGTTCTCATGGCAGACTATTCTCTCACCGTTCGTAAATGTCACTTCGCAGTCAAGCATACACTTAGGATGCACCGCAATCACTTGCTTATATTTACCGTCCATACCAACTACATAGTCACCTACTTGCAAGTACCCGTGCTTCTTCCATCCGTTATACGTCATCACAGGTGTGTCGTTAGCCAGTGCCTTACCCGTGCCAGGCGGTAAACTGATTGCCAGAAGGTCTATTTCGTTGTCCTCAAGCCTCTGCATTGCCTGTGCTATAGGAAGTAACTGTTTCCTTCTCGGCTCGTAAAACCGTCTCCTAGGAGGTCTGTCCTTCTCTATGTACCTACAGAAACAGTCGAAGTCATGCGGAGCAGCTACCCTGAGAGATTCCCAATAGATGTATTCAGCTTCTTGCATCCCCTGCTTCAAATACGGTACACACTTTCTCCGAATCAGGAGCAAATAGTCAAGTGCCTTCTTTACGTTATCCGTGTTCTGATACTTTACCAGAGTCCGTCCCCTTGTATCGATCACTTCTTCCGCATCTCTATCTATCAGTTCCTTGCACAACGTTAATGCGTCCTGGAGTTCTTCCAGATCGTCATACGTGAGGAGTTTTGTTATCAGTTTCTCAAGATCCATATTATCCTATCCTTACTTAGTGCGTTTGTCCCCATACGCACCGATATGGTATATCTCCATATACTTCTCAATCAACCAGTCCCTCTCAGCAGCATCTAAGCACACAAGATCATCAATCTCAGCTTTCTTCTTCAAGAAGAAGTCCGTCCTCACCGCAGGGATCTCGTCTGCAAAGTGCTCTTTCATCTCTTCCTTCTGCCGTCTCTCTTTTGCCTCTTGCTCCGCAACCTGAGCAGGCAAAACAGGCTTCTTCTTCACATAGTACAATGCTACATCGTACCCCATCCAATCTAAAAACTCTATCATCAGCTTTCCTGGCATCTTCCCGTGAATCATTCTCGACAAATTGCATGGCTCTATGCCAAAGTCATTTGCCAGTCTCTTCATCGGCACTCTCAGCTTCTTCCTGATGCCCTCAAATGCCTTCTCATTCGTTCGTACTATTCCCACGTATCTTTTTCTCCTTCTCTTCACTATCAGAAGCACGGTTTAGCAAGCTTCGTGTTACTCCTTTCTCTCTTCGTATCTATTGCACCCGCTTATATTCAGCGTCCGCATATCTCTACCATACATAAACCACACTTCCTTTGCACAACGCACTCCATCGAAAAAGATACACGTCTCGCACGTTGGTGGAAGAACCTCCGGGTCAATTACAAACTCTGCATAGGATTTTCCGTTGATTTCAAACACTGGCTTTTTCTCCACTTAGATCACCATCCACTTCATTTACTTTGAGCACATTCATCTCTCAGCCCACACGTTTCCCCGTGCGTTCGTCCGTGCACATAAGTTATTGTTTCTAAGACATGATAATAATATCACAGCATTGCAAGAACTGGCAAGAAGGAATCTATAGACGCTCTTAAACTGAAAATTTAT